AGAAATATGGTAGACAAATGTTACAGATTAATTTAGGGGTAGTGCCAACTGTTGCTAATGTTTATAATCAAATTAATGATAACGGGAGCCAGCTCGTAGTAAGCACAAGCCCAAGTGTAGTTGTTGGTAATAATACAAATACATCTGAACAAATTACAGAAAAACTAGTAATTAAAACAAAATATGTAACTGCATTTAGAGATAGATTAAAAATTAAGGCTGCGATATCGCCAGTTAAAATACAAACAATAACACAAACCAATGGCAATACAAACTAATATATCTTTAACACAAACACAGAAGGAGTACTACCAAAAATTTGTTAACTTATCGGTTAATGAAAAAGCATTACCCCAGGGTGATGGAACAATTAGGATATCTCCATTTGATGATTACTTTCTATTTACAGTATTTGATGAAGTCGACGGTGAAGACACTCCGATTGATTTGAGCAATGTTGGTGATATTTTTATAAGCTTTATTGGTTTATCTGATGAGATAAGTATAAAAAATCATACACAAGTAGAAGATATAGATTTGTCTAAAGGTGAAGTGTTGTTTAGAATTACAAAATCTGATAGCAAGAAAGTTTTGGCATTAGACAACAATAATTTTTATATTTCTACTAAGATGGTTGATGAGAATTCTATTTCTGACGAATCTATCTTATACCAAGGAACGTGGCTAGCCTTTGATGATGCTAACCGAATAACGCTAACTTCACAAATAGAAGAGCAGCGATTAGAATATGGTATTCAGTTAGCAAAATTGAAAGAGGAAAATGTTATACTTAAAGCTAATAATACTGCATTAGTTACATCAGCAGAGAAAGATACTTTAACTATCCAAGCTTTAACTGCTAGTAATAATGAATTAGTTGATGAGGTATCTACTTTAAGTTCAAACTTAAGTTCTGCTGCATTAATTAAGATTAACACAAATGCAAAAGAAGCTCAAGCTATGGCAGATAAGCAGCTTGTAGAAAAACAACAAATAAGAGCAATACATGAAGTATCGCAAACTGGTACAAAGAAAAAAGGCTCCGTTGAACAAGCTGCAAAAAATCTACAGCAATTTAAATTATAAGATATGATATTAAGCGCTAGAAATAACCAGTTTAAATTTGACTTTCCTAGAAATTTTATACCAAAGGAAATTGCTAAAAAATATAAACCATTCTTGACAAGAATACCCGGTGGATTAATTAAAGAGCCTATTGATTATTGGAATTATGGGATACAGTCTATTAATTTACCTGGACCATCTTTTGAACCAGTAACACAAACAGACTACACAGGTAATACTAGATCATTTAGATCTAGTATACCTACACAACAATTATTTGACAAATCTCTAACAGTTACTATGCAGGCATTTGATGGTTATGTTAATTATTGGATGGCTATTGAAATGTTTGATTACTACTATAAACTAAGTGGCAAGCATCCATATTTACCAGAGGGTGTAGGTGTACAGATGCTAGACGCAGAAGGAAACATATTTGTAACGGTGCAATTAAAAGATATGTTTATAAAAAACATAGGTGCATTAGATTTAAACTTCTCAAGTAACACGGTTGAATTCCAAACTTTTGATATGGAATTTACTTATAACATATTGAACGTCGTAGTTAACGTGGTCTAATAAATAAATAAATAAAGAACTATAATGAAAACCTTTAAAGACTATTTAACAGAAAATAATAATGATTCTATTGATATTCAAAATTTATTAAATGAATCTCACGAGTTAACTATTGAACAAGATGCAGCTATTGATATGGCTGTTGATAGAATTATGGAAGAACATAAAAATGGTAAAGATTTAGAATCTGTTGTAGAAGAAATTATAAATGAAGGTATTTTAGGAAGTATCTTTGGTGGTCTTACTGGTTTCGCACTAGGTGCAACTATAGGTAAAGCTATAGCTAAAGTACTAGGTATTGAAAAAGGTGCTTTATATGATTTAATGACTTCACGTCTTGTTGGGGCTGCGTTAGGCGCGGTTCTTGGTAAGAGAATATAAACAGTATGATTTATATAGGAATTGACTTCTCACTCAATAGCCCTGGTGCATGTGTTGAAACTGCTGATGGTAAATATCACTTTATAACTTTTTTTAATTACGGGAATCGTATATGGGATGAAGAAGGTAGAAAGATACCAAAATTGTTTAGTGTACATAAAGAATTAATAGATGATTCTGCAATACTAGGATTTCCATATCACAGAGATGTAACAAGCAAAGAGTTTTTACCGAGAGAGCGACAGAAATTAGAAGATGCTGGTAATATTAGCTCATTAATGGTTAACATTTTTTCTACACTATTTGAAGGTGACGAAGTATCAGTAGCATTAGAAGGTTTTTCATATGGATCCAAAGGGAATTCATTTATAGACATTATTCAATACAATACATTTTTAAGAAAGGAATTAATAGATAAGTACTCTATAGAAAATCTATCTGTATTTCAACCATCTCATGTAAAGAAATTAGCAGGTAAAGGAAATGCAAACAAACATTATATGGCTAAAGCATTTCAAGATGATGTCCTCGACGATAAGAACTTAAGATCAACTAAACTTTGGAAATGGACCCAAGGTAAGGACTTTAGTGAAAAGATTCCTAAGCCGCTTGATGATATTTTCGACGCATATTTTATTTTAAGGGCATTAAAAGCGAATTCAGAAAATATAGTGATCTCTACATTAAAAAAGGACTAAACAAATATGATAATGAATTCAGCTTATTTGATTATTTAAAATAAATGTTAGCTGAATCATTTAATGCATCAACTTATACTTAAAACAATAAAGGCTAGCTGAATCATTTAATGCATCAACTTATACTTAAAACAATAAAGGCTAGCAACTAGATACTATTCTTCAATTCAATAGTTAAAAATTATATTGCAACATGGGGAGTTTGTTTCAGCTTTACACTAATTAAATTTAAAATAATATGTTAAAACCTCTAGGGAACCGAATTTTTATAAAAAAAGACCTACAACCAGATAGGAAAGGTAGTATAATTCTATTAAAAAAAGATGGAATGTTTGCCCCACCATATTCAGGACTAATCATTGGTGTAGGTGATGGCGTATCGGACAAAGAATATCAAATTGGTATAAAGGTTCTATTTCATGATTTAGCAGGAACTGAATTTAAATATGATGGCGATACTGTATTTAGTTTACGTGAGAATGATATAACTGCAATAATAGATAAAAAGATTCATGTAGTCTGAAACAAACTGACTTAGTGAATATATAATAAACAAAGGAATCAATAATTAAATGATTACTTTTAAACAGGCGATAACAAGGCAAAGTAAATAGGCAATTAAATAAGTAGTTTAGGCATAGAGCTTTATTATCAATTATAAACAATTAATAATAAAAACAAAAAAGGCAATTAACATGGCAAATGAATTCGACATTTTTAACGTAAGTGTAAAAGATTTAGACACTGGTGAAAGACCTTCCACAGCAGGAAGTGATTTATACACACCTAAACCAGATCAAGGACAAGACGGTATCTACCGATCTTTAATTAGGTTTCTACCTAATGCAAAAAACCCAAGAAAACCATTCGAACGCAAGTATGTCTACTGGCTAGAAGACAGAGAAGGAAACGGCTTTTATGCTGACTCCCCTTCAACGGTTGGAGAAAAATGTCCAGTACAGGATATGTTCTTCAAACTAAGAAACTCTGAATCTGCAGTAGATAAAAAGATGTCAGAAGGTTTAAAGCGTAGAGAAGTATTCTATGCATTGGTACAAATCGTAAAGGATCCACAAAACAGAGACTTGGAAGGACAAGTTAAAATTATGAAATTCGGTTACAAAATCAAAGCTAAAATTGATGAAGAACTGAATCCACAATTTGACGAACCAACTCAAGTGTTTGATCCATTCGAAGGAAAGAACTTTGAATTAGTAATTTCTAAGAAAGGTGGTTTTCCAAATTATGACTCAAGTAAATTTCATGGAAATAAATCTCCAATGACAATCGGCGGTGAACCGGTTGCTAATGATGATGCAAGCCGTAAAGCAATTTTAGAATTGTTAGGTACTGCACCAGATTTAAATGCTTGGGGTTATACAGCATGGGATGATTCTGTTAGAGGGAAGGTAATGGGTGCATTAGCTCAGTTCCATTCTCCAGGTGATTCAATTCAAAACATCACTAGATCAAAACCAGCACCAGTTGCTGCAACTAAAGTAACGACTGAAACAAAAACTGAAACTGACACGGAACCTTCATCTGATGGTGCTGAGAAAACAGAAGATTTTGATGAATTCATTAATGGGTTAGATCTTTAATAAACTATGGCAGAAGAAGTAATAATATCTTCTGAAATGAAAGCTCGGATCATCGATAAGGTGGTCCGAGTTCTTCATAATAACCACTCCCATCCGGAGAAAAGAAGAATTTTAGAAAGCAAAGGTAGGCTAAATATGGCATGTCCATATTGTGGAGATTCAACCACAGCACCCAGGAAAAAACGAGGCAACTTATATTGGAACGATTTATACTTCCATTGTTATAACTGTTCTGCACATTCTTCTCTAGATGTTTTCTTAGCCGATCATCATGAAAACTTTGAAGGTGACGACAGGATTGATGTAATAAACTATATAAAGGAAAACCGAAAACATTTCTCATTAGGTGAAAGTTTAGATTTCCATCTTTTTGACAAAGTTAAATCAATAGCATTAACTTTTGATGAAATAGCAATGGGATTTAATGTATATCCAATTAATAGTTTAACTTATCAAGCGTATCCTTATTTAAAGAGCAGGTTGCTTCATCATAAGACTGAAAGGTTTGCATTCGATCCACGACACAGAGAATTGTATGTTTTTAATTTAACACCTACTGGTAATATTATAGGTTTTCAAACAAGAGCACTAGGTAGCGAATATGTTGGTCCTAAGTACAAGACTTGGAATATCGAAAGAATACATGATAGATTAAATAAACCACTAAATGTAGATGAAGAAGAATTAGATAACTTAAATAAAATATCAATGTTATTTGGTATTTTAAATGTAGATATGGCTAGAGATTTTTTTATATTTGAAGGTCCAATCGATGCAATGTTTATGAATAACTCAATAGGTTTGACTGGGGTTAAGAAGCAGATAATTGAATTTAATGAAATACCTACAGCAAGATATTTCTTTGATAATGATATAGAAGGCAAAACTCGAATGATTGAAAAATTAAAAGGTGGCCAAACTGTATTTATGTGGGAAAAGTTTTTAAAAGACTTTGATATCCCAAAAAGAAAAGTAAAAGATTTAAATGATCTGGTAAAGTATGAATTTGCTAATCGAACAGGCTGCTTAGGAGACCTGGATAAATATTTTACAAATAACTCATTAGATATTATTTTTATATAATGAGTATGCAAAAATATAATAATTTCGTGAGTGAAGAAATAGATGATTTTTATAAAGATTTAGAAGAAGGTAGTAAAAACCTTAGATTATTTTCTAAATTTAGTAAATCAGTATTAGGAGAAGTTAAAACTAATTTCTCGATAACTGAACCTAAAAAGAGGTTTCAGCCTAAAGTAAAGGGGTACAAGAAGATTAATAATGATAAAGGTATATTCTAATGGAATACAATGATTCATCAACAGGTGAGGCTAATGAAGAATTAGCAACTAGATTAGCTACCGATAGAACAGATTGGAAAACCAAGATAAGTAATCTAGTTTGTTTATTAAAAGAGATGAGTACTTTAGCAGAATGCCAAGTACTAATGTTATCTTATAGACAAATCTTGTTAGATAAAATTAATGATTTTAAAACGACCAAACATAAAAGGAGTGCAGCCTACGACCGATACTATAAAATTAAGTATAGGGAGTATTCAATTGATTATGATATTAAACTATCAAGTGGTGAAAAAGTTGCTTTTATTAAAGCTGACCTAAGTCATTTAAGAACACAGATGGAAATGTTACAATCTCATATGGACTATTACCAAGAATGCGTTAAGAGCCTTGACAACCTCGCATTTGCAATCAGAAATAGGATCTCATTAGATGCAAAGGAATTTTAAATAAAATATTAATCAATGGAACTATCCTTATCAGAAAATAAGAAACACCTTATTATCGAGAAATGCACAGAGCTCGAGTACGAGCAGTTAAAGAGCAGCTTAACTAAAAAAATTGAAGGGTGGAGATTTCATCCCTTGGTGAAAAAAAAATTATGGGATGGTAATGTATCATTCGTAAAAAAAAATAAAATACCAGCAGGTTTATGGAAAGAAGTATTAGATATCTGTAAAGATTATGATTTTCAATGTTCATTAAATGGTATTACTGGTATTTTTGATACTGAAATTAATGAAGAAGCTTTTAGATTATGGGTAACTAGTATTTTTGAAAAACACCCCAATTTCAAACCTAGAGAATATCAAATAGATGCAGCATTTAAAATATTAAAATATAGAAGATGTTTAGCCGAGCTTGCAACCTCAGCTGGTAAAACCTTAATATCTTTTATGGTAGTTGCATATATGATGGATAAATTAGGAAAGAAAAAAATCTTAATGATTGTTCCTAATGTAAATTTAGTACTACAGGCTACTGGTGATTTTGACGAATATAACAAATGCGGAGTTCCACTAAAGACTCAGCAGATATATGCTGGTGTAAAAATTAGAAAAAGTTCTAACTTAGTAATTGGAACTTATCAATCTTTAGTTAAGAAAGATGAAGAATACTTTAGTCAATTTGACGTAGTGTTTGTCGATGAAGCCCACAAAGCAAAGGCTAACTCTATTCAAAAGATAATGGATAAATGTTGGCATTGTGATTTTAGATTTGGTTTAAGTGGAACTATTCCTAAAAAAGGAACTGTGAATAGATTAAGTTTAATGTCTGCTATGGGACCTTTGGTTACTCAAGTAAAAGCTAACTTTTTACAGGACGAAGGCTTTATTGCTTTGTGTAAAGTTATACAGCTACACATGGACTATGCAACAGATGCTCAAAAAGAATCATTCTCGTTTCTTTCAAAGAATCCACAAGATAGACAGAAATTATTTGGGCTAGAGCAAAATTTTATTAACCAAAGCGAGAAGAGGCTAGATTTTGTTTGTCAAGTAATTAAAAAGTCAACTTCAAATTCATTAGTGCTATTTCATAAAATTGCATACGGTGAAAAGATATATCAAAAGCTAAGACAAATAACAGACAAGAAAGTTTATTATGTAGATGGGTCAGTTAATGTAGATATAAGAGAAGAATTTAAAAGTAGGATGGAAAAGAATGATGATGTTATTATTGTAGCATCTTATGGAACTTTCTCTACTGGTATATCTATTAAAAACATACATAACATATTCTTTACTGAAAGTTTTAAATCAGAAGTGATCATTAGACAAAGTATAGGTAGAGGATTAAGAAAACATGAATCAAAAGATGTAGTGAAAATCTATGACTTTATTGATGACTTTAGGTATAAAGCCGAGGAACATGACTGGGTTAATTACGTTTATAGGCATGGTATTGCTAGGCGAACAATATATAAAGAAGAAAAGTTTCCGTTTGATGTACAAAACATCAGATTCTAATATAGAATATCTTTTAAGTAAGACATGGATATATAAAAAAAATAAAACAACTAACATGAAATCAGCCAAAAAGTTTTCTGCAATGTCTGCTAAGGATCAACCGATCACAGAATCTGCAAAAGTAAGCAAAGAAGCTGTCGAAGAATTAATCAAAAAGATTGGCTTTGATAGTATAGATGAATTAAAGAAAGAAAAAGATCTTCTTTCTGAACTAGAAGCACTATCCAAAAGCTTCGCTAAAAAAGATAATATTTCTGAAGACGAGCTTGAAGAAGACCGTGCTGAAGATATCGAAGACGAAGTAAATGCAAAAGGTAAACCTAAATCTGCTGAAGGTGAGGGGGATGATAAAAAAGGAGATGGGAATGAAGAAGCTGTAGCTGCTGAAGTAGAAGAAGTAGAAGAAGATACTACTGAAGACATCGAAGATGAAATAACTGTAAAGGGTAAACCTAAATCAGTAGAAGTTGAGGCTGATTTAGTATCTGATGAACAAGAAATCACAAAAGATGTACCAGAAGAAGATGATGAAGTATCAGGCGAAGACGGAGTTCCTGTTGCTGATGAAGAAGTTGAAACACCAAAAGCTACAAGAAGAATTATGGCCTTTGAAGATTTCATTAAAGAAGAAACTATAAACAAGAATATTAATTATCGTAATGACGATGAAGAAGATGAAGACTATGCAGTACCTATTGCAGCTTCTGCTGATCCTCTTGCTGAGTCTGATGAATCTAAAGAAGAGGAAGATGCTGAAAAGAATGAATCCTCGGTTATTATGCCTTTTTCTAATTTTGTAAAAGAAGCAAATGAAGGAATGTCTGAAGAGGAATGGGCTAAATCTAACATAGTAGGAGCAAAACACTACTTGGATTTTGAAATGAAAGAACAAGCAATAGATGATAGAATAGCCGAATCAGCAATTAACAGCGACTATAAAAGAGTATACAAGGTTTTAACCAAAAGATTTCCTGATTTAGTTGATATTAAGGATAGAAACCAACATAATTGGAATTTAATTAAATCCTTTGTAAATGACGAAATAGATAATATAGAAATAACTAATAGTCAAGATATAATATCTAAATTTGAAGAATATAGAAAAAATAAATTTAGAGGAGTTGTTGGTAAACTGGTAAGTAGAGATACAAATGAAGGAATGTCTGAAGATGGTATTGAAATTCCATTAGTTAATGAAGCTGATATTACTTCTGATGATCAATTCAAAGAATATGCTACTGCAATATTGAAAAAAGCATTCGGTGCTGATTTTGATGAAGCTAAAGCAACTGATGTAATTGACGGTTTAACTTCTAAGTATAGCGGAGATTACGGTGCAATGGTAGGAGCTTTACAATCTTCAATAGGAGAATCTAATGTTGCAGAATCAAAAGTAATAAATAAAACAACAGGTAAAGATATTACTAAGCACCTACTTGATTATATGGAAAAGAAAATCACTAAAGAAGAATTCGAGAAATTAACTGGCTTCACAAAACGGTATTTTATTACTGGATAATGTTAAACAAACTAAATGAAACATATAAAATTGTTTGAACAATGGCTGGCCGATAAAAGTCAGCCATTGTTAGAAGGTGGTGCTG